AGAGCCACCGCAAGAGCTTCGGCCTGACGCCCGAGCAGTACCGCGCCAAGTGGGGTCTCCCCGACGCGTATCCGATGAACAGCATCGCCTACAGCATGGCGCGGCGCGACATGGCGCTGGCCGCCGGGCTTGGCAAGAAGGGGGCGAAGAAGAAATGAGCTTTCGCGATATTCCGATAGACGATCTGGAATTATCGGTCAGGTCCGCCAATGCGTTGAAAGGTGCCGGGTACACGACACTTGGCTCTTTGCAGGATTTGTTTGAGAAGCCCAAGACGGAAGTGCTCAAGACCTTGAAGCATTTCGGCGCGAAGTCTTACTGGGAAGTGTACCAGATTCTCGACCAGCCCAAGAAGGACGATCGCTTCCGGATTGAGGAATGGGTTCGGCATCACCACGACACGATCCGCGCTATCATCGATGGTCGGGCTGTCGTCGTTCGCGCGTGGAAGGACACGGATCAATGAAGTACCGCTATGAACCGGCGACAATCGAGCTAAGCGCCATGGTGCTTCGAGACGACGATGAAGTCGTTACGGAAGACCAGATCGAAGGTTTCAAGATATTTGATAGCCAGAGGGGCAACACCGCCGACGCTTGGATCGCGTTCAGCCGTGACGTCGACACCGCCCAACGCATCATCGACCTCTTCAACGCCGACGAGCGCTTGAAGGCGCAGGCCGAAATGCGCCGTCGGGCGTAACCTAGAACCGGAACAAGGCCCTACCGGCGCGTGTCGGGGGCAAGTGGGTAGCGAACAGAAAGGAACCGCTGGGATGAAAGTAGAAGTTAGCAACGCCGATACGCCTGAAGAGATTGTCGAACAGGGTGTAGGATTAATCGCCCGAGGGTTGTTTCGCATGGCGGAGCAGCAAGGTCCTGCTGCCGCTGCTCGTGAAGCAAGCACGATCCTTGACCATGTTCGCGGTCATTGGATGGACCTTATGCGCCAGGCGTCAACAAAAGAGCGCGGACGTCTTGCTGAGCGGGCTGGCAAACTAGAAGACGAGCGTTCGAGCGTGTACAAATGACCAAAACCCTCGCCGTCACCGACCACACCGCCCGAGCGCATTCGACCGTCGTCGGCGGGTCCAGCGCAGGGCGCGTTCTGCAGTGCCCAGGCTCGGTGCAACTCTGCGCCCAATACCCGAACATCGAGAGCGAGTTCGCCGCGGAAGGAACCGCATTTCATATGGCGCTCGACATGATCTTCTCGGGTATTGCCAAGGAAGACACCGACGTCATCGGCCTGACCTTCAACGGCTACGAGATCGACGAAGAGATGTTCGCCGAGGGTATCGCGCCGATCCTCGACCACTGGGACGCGCTCGATAAAGAGCTCAACGGCATCGAGTTCTTCAGCGAGCGCCGAGTCGTGTTCCCCGGTATAGAAAACGCCTTCGGCACGACCGACCTGATCGGCACGGCGCGCGATCGAACTGTGGTCTATGACTTTAAGCTCGGCCGCGGCGTGGCCGTCTCGGCAGTCGACAACCCCCAGATGAAATATTACGCCCTCGCCGCCATGCACACGCCCGGCACCGAGCATTTCTTCGCGCCGGACAAGCCGGTGGAAGTCTTCATCGCCCAGCCGCGTGTCGGCGACGGCGAGCCGTTCAGCCGCTGGATGACGACCGTCAAGCAGCTGGAAGCCTTCGGCGTCGAACTGCGCCACGCCGTCGAGACGGCGATGCTCCCCGACGCCCCGCTCAAGATGGGTCCGTACTGCAAGTTTTGCTCGGCGAAGAGCGGCTGTCCGCTGTATCAGAATCTGGCGCGTGGCAGCCAGGAGTTGAAGCGCGACCAGATGGAAGCCCACCTCGAGGAATGGCTGCCACAGGCTGATCTGCTGATCGAACTCGGCAACTTCATCAAGACGCTCGCCCACGACCAGATGGAGAAGGGCGCGCGGATCCGGGGCTGGAAGCTGGTGCAGAAACGAGCCACGCGTTCATGGCACGACCCGGAGCGCGCCCTGAAGTTCATGGCCAAGGCGGGCATCCCCGCCGGGGAGCGCCATGTCAAGAAGGTTCTTTCGCCGGCGCAAACCGAAACCGCCTTGAAGCGGCATAAACTTCCTGCTGATCTGCCCCTCCAGTTCATGAAGCAGCCGCTGGTCAAGAAGGAAAGCTCCGGCACGACCCTCGCGCCCGAGAGCGACCCGCGCCCCGCCGCGCTGCTGGCCACCGACGCCCTGAAGCAACTCGCCGACCGGTTGTCGGCTCGATAATTGGAAGGAACCGAGAAATGCCTGACTTCGAATTTAATTTGAGCCCGGATGACGTGAAACGCTTGGACGCCACGCAATCGGTTGTGCGGGCGTCTGAAAGAGTTCGCCAAGCGGCTGGCGCCTACGGTCGTGCAATGGCTGACGAGGCAATTCGAATCTATCGAGACCAAGCACCCACTAACCGCGTCAATGAAACATGGGGTGAACTGGGTGACGCGCTAAGAACGATGGAAAAACTAATTCAGGAGTGATCCTGCATCCGCCGCCTTGACGGTTTTCAGGGCAAAACCAAGAGCAAAAGAGAAAGACCAGAAATGAACGAAGTAACAGTGCGGTCAACGGGCTTCGGCCTGATCAACCGCGAAGACCTCGCCAAGTCCCTCAACAACGCCGCGGTGTCCATGCCCAGCGTTGGCGGGGACAAGCAGTATATCAAGATGCTCACCAAGGGCCGCGATGCCGGAACGTGGGTGTTCGGCCAGCAGGAGACCGAAGTCGAGGATGGGAGCCTTTGGGCGCTCAACCCGGCGTCGATCAAGCATGGCTATGTGGCGTGGGATACCGAAGGCGGCGGCGCGCCGGTGCAGGAGATCATGGTCTCCATTAATCGGCCGCTGCCCGACAAGAATAGCCTGCCGGTGCTGGGCATGTCGACGCCCGACAAGAAGGGCAACAGCCACCAGCTGGAGTACCAGGATCAGCGTTCGATCGATCTGGTGTGCATCTCCGGCGAGGACGAAGGCACGGTCGTCGAGTACAAGCAGTCCTCGACGGGCGCCATGAAGCTCTTCGCCAAGCTGATCAACGCCTTGCTGGACCAGATCCAGAAGGGCGATGACATCGTGGCGGTGGGCAAATGGGGCTTCTCGACCTACGAGCACACCAAGTACGGCGAAATCTACAACCCCGAGTTCGAGATTGTCGAATGGCGTACGGTGGACGATACGTCGGCCCCGGCCGCCGAAGAGCCCGCTGCGAAGGAAGAGCCCAAGCGCACCCGCGCCGCGGCAGAGCCCGATCCGAAGGCCGACGAGCAGGAAGCGGAAGATCTCGGCAAAGAGTACGCCGAGACGGCTGCCGCCGAAGCTGCTACGCCGCGCCGCCGTCAGCGGCGGTAAGCGATGCCCCGTCAAAAGAAGGACGAGGAAGGCACCAAGACGTTTGGCGCCGGAGGAAACTCCGCCGCCGAACTGAAGGCCCACATCGAGGCCATCGAGAAGCTGAACGAGGACAAGGCCGACATCGCGTCGGACATCCGGGACCGCTTCACGATTGCCAAGACGCAAGGGTTCGACCCCAAGACCATGCGTATCATCATCCGCCGGCGAGCTATGGAAGCCGCCGTCCGGATGGAGCAGGATGCTTTGGTCGACACCTACTCGCGGGCAGTCGGCACGCCCTCACCGGCGGACGCCGAGGCCGACGAGTAAAACCCAGCGACGGGTCTAAGAGGACCGGCGGAGGTGTGATCCGTCCGCCGGTCCTGTCTCGAAAGGAACCCCATGACCGCTTACTATTCGGAGTTCGATCCCAAGGCCGCCGCATGGCTGCGCGAACTCATCAAACAAGGACACATTGCCGATGGCGTCGTCGATGAACGAGACCTATGGGACGTCACTCCAGCCGACCTCGCCGGCTTCACCCAAGTCCATCTCTGCGCCGGAATCGGCGTCTGGTCCTACGCCCTCCGCCGCGCCGGATGGCCCGATGACCGTCCCTGCTGGACGGGAAGTTTCCCGTGCCAACCTTTCAGCGCGGCAGGTAAGGGAGCAGGGTTTGCTGACGAGCGGCACCTATGGCCCGCCGGGTTCCACCTCATCGAACAGTGCCGCCCTGCAGTCGTCTTTGGAGAGCAGGTTGCGAGCAAGGACGCAGAGCCTTGGCTCGACCTTGTACAAGCTGACTTGGAAGGTGTGGGCTATGCCCTCGGGGCTATTGCGTTTCCGTCTGCGGGCGTCGGTGCGCCGCACATCCGAGACAGGCTTTATTGGGTGGCTGACGCCCGCCGCTCGCGACTTCCGTTCGGATCGATCGCAGAGGACGGACGACGAGCTTTACGGCTCGGAGGGGCGACCGCTGCCCAGGGTGAGTTACCTCGCGGGATGGCCGTCGCCGATGGCCGGAACGCCAGCCCAGAACGGCAACAACGAGGCGGGGAACAACGACAGCAGCCGTCGCACGGTGGAGTTGACGGGCTGGAACTCTCCAGCGGCTTCGGACGGGAACGGCGGCAAGAGGCCGCACCCGGACACGACGCTGACAGGGCAGCACCCGAGTGGTCGGAAGGTCAACATGGGCGTGGCGTCACAAGCACATCTGGCCTTCATCGAGACGGAGCCGGCCCGACTAACGGCCTCTGGCGAGATGCTGATTGGCTCTTCTGCCGGGATGGAAAGTGGCGGCCAGTTGAACCCGGCACATTCCCGTTGGCTCATGGGGCTCCCGCCCGAGTGGGACGACTGCGCGGTTACGGCAATGCAATCAATGCCGAAGCAGCGGTCGCGTGGATCGAAAGCTATCTCGAAGCCATCGGTGAGCGCCCCTACGCCAGTTCCAGAGAAGCCGAAGAAACGGCTGCGGTTCAGCGCTGACGGCAGGATGACGTTCGAATGAGCTTCATATTCCAGGACTTCGAAACTCAGTCCCTGCTCGATCTGACGGTCACCGGCAGCCTCAAGTACGTTCTCGACACGTCTACGAGAGCGCTACTCTGGTCGTGGGCGATCGATGATGATCCGCTCAAGCTCTGGTGCCCAGACTTGAGCGCCGAACTCGTGCCGGAGGTGTGGGCCTATGTGAAGAGCCGCATGGCGGCGATAGGCGACTGCCCGAAAGAAGTCGTCGAAGCCCTCAAGCGCCCCGACACCTACATCATCGGATGGAACGAGCCGTTCGATTTTAAGGTCTGGCGGCAGGTCGTCGTGCCCGATCACGACTGGCCGGATATCCGGCTGGAACAGACGCTAGACGCGATGGCGCAGGCTCAGGCCAGCAACCTGCCCGGCTCTCTCGACTTCGCCGGAAGAGCCCTCGGGCTCGGCACAAAAGCCATAGGCGGCAAGGCGATCATGAAGCGCTTCGCCGACGCCGCCCAGGCGCTACCCGGCTCGCCGGCGGACATCGACGCCCTGATGGGGCGCGGGCTGTCGCGCGAGCGGGCAGTGGCCACGGCGATCGAGGCTTGGGCGTTGTATCTCGATTACTCCGTGCAGGATACCGAGCTCATGCGCGACGTGTGGAAGTGCACACGGCCGCTGGATCGTGAAGAGTGGACCTCATACTGGACAAGCGAACGTATTAACGACCGGGGCATGCTCGCGGACTTGGAAGTCTGCCGCGGCGCTATGGCCTACCGCGAGGAAGAAGCAGAGCACGTCGTTGAGCAGATCAAGAAGATCACCAACGGTCAGATCGCCGGACCGACGTATACCGCTCAGATCAACGCGTGGCTTTACGAACGCCTTCCCGACGACCTTCGCGAGTTCATGGTCAAGGCGCGCGACGAAGAGACGGGTGAAGCGACGCGCCTGACTGGCGCCAAGGATGACGAGGGCCGAACCCTGAACAGCGCTGCCGTGGCGGCCGCCATGTCGAAGTTTTGGGGAACGAATCAACGATTCTGGAACCAGATCATCACGGCGATGCAAATGCCTTCCGTCGTTTCCTCGATCGAGAACGACATGAAGGCGGGCAATTCGGTCGTCATCCAGCTCGTCAACACCAACGAAGCCGCCCAAGAGAGGGCAATCGCCCGCCTCGAAGAAGGCGAGGAACTGGAAGACCTTGACCTCACCCCCCGGGACTCCCTCATGGAGTACGTCAAGAACTCCTTCCCGGTGCAGCAATTCGAGGAATACACCGACGATGAGGGAAACGTGAAATCCCGCCCCGTCGTCGATTCCATGGGCAACCCCGTGGAGAACCGGGAAGCCGTGGCCATGCGGGAAGCCCTGTTGAATCGCCTCGGCTCGATCCGCGTACCCGACGGACCCCTTGAAATCATCCTCAATCATTTCGGCACGGACAACGTGGCTGAAGTCACCGGCAGGACCCGACGGGTGGTCTACAAGGACACCCCGGAAGGCAAGAAGCGGGTCTCCGAGACGTGGGGCAAGAACAAGGGCATGGCCGACGCCGATCAGTTCATGGACGGCAAGAAGCGCATCCTCGTCTTCTCCTACGCTGGCGGAACCGGAAGAAGCTATCACGCCGACCTGACAGCCAAGAACCAGCAGCTTCG